CTTAAAATACCCATAATAATGCTAATAACAAAGATTATCAGCACGAACCATTCGGCTTCATATTTGTAATTCTTAAAACGTTATTTTGCTACAAAAGTACGAAAAATGTAGCAAAGTTGTGTCGTTAATATCAAACTTTCTTAATAGTTTAGAATATTTCTACATAAAATACTAAAAGGTTTCCCCACCCTGCTATCACAGCTGAGTGGGGATTTTTTTGTTATCACATAAGTTCAATTAATAATCAACAACTAACAATCTAAAAACCTATAACAACTTATCAATGTATTTATCCAAATCTTTAGGGTACCAAGCCAACTCTGTCCATCCAGTTCGTTTCTTTCCGCTTGGTAATTTCCCTGCCGCAACGAGCCTATCAAAAGTGGCTCTTGAAACACCTACATATCGGCAAGCCTCGTATTTGCTTATAGCCTCGTCCTTATTGCAAATTAAGTGAAGGAAGTCGATTGCCCTCAAGTTTTGCATCTTATTAGTCAAGCATCTCCCAGACTTGATACGCTCATGAATCTCCATGATCATATCGTCTATCACTTGTAGTTCTTTTGAAATCTCTACCATAAGCTAGCACTTTTTGTTGTGATACCACCAAATAACAGCTATCGTGATTACTATAGAAAATAGGAATCCGATGAATAATTTCCCAAGAGATATTAATCGTTGCTCGTTCTTGGTTAGTTGTCGCTCAATCGGATATGGTATCGAAACACTGTCTCGCTTGATGATAGTGTCTAGCTTCACCTTATATATATTATGGTAGCGGTCGCGATATGTTACCTTGGTATGATAGACGGTATCGCCTCGCTGATAGACGAAGACGCTATCTTTGAGATAGACGCTATCCACCTTGGCGAAAGTATCTGTCCTGCATACGTATTCCGTATGATACTCTGGCACCGCAATATACTCCTTAGTCTTGCAGCCTCCAAAGAGAAGCACAATCAGAAATCCTACGATGATAGTGATGATGCTACTAATCAATCCTTCATTATTATACCACTTCATACGCCAAATGCTTTTTTACATTTTTCCGTCCACTTCTTTCTGTCTTCCAATCCGTTAGTGCCACCATTGATAACCTTTGTGATTCCCAACAAGTCATCCTTGTCGGCGAGTGTGTTCAGTCCGTGTTTCATCCACCACCACATACCGCTTTTCGTAGCTCCAAGTGGCTTTTCTAGCAGTTCTGGCTCATTCATAATATCCCCCTTGCAGTACCCCGACTTCTGGTAGGATTGGTAATTTGACCTACCTGTAATTTGTATCAGTCCACGACCACGATATTTGATGCCATCACCCTTTTGGGTATTACCGAGCATCTTGCCAAGCTTTCCTTCCTCGTATTTCTTGAAATAACTAGGCTTGCCAACCTCACGCAGTTGTTTTAAACCACTGGTTTCGTGACAAACCTGCCCAAGAAAATGTGCAAACCTCAAAGGCGTGTTTATTCCGAAAGTATCTGCCCATGCATTTATGTAGTGTAGGAAATAATCCACTCTCTTGCCATCCCCTATGATAGCAAACATCTGTTCTCTAGTTACTTTCATTCCTTTTCCTCCTTCCCCGTCTGCTTCATAATCTCGATCATCGCCTTGGCTATATCGTCTTTGTTCTCCAAGAGTATGCTAACGGTGCGCTCTTGCTTACGAATCTCAGCCTTCTGCCAGCTCTTCTCTCGGACGCTGACAAACTCGCAGAAGACGCAATATCCTGCCCAAATCATGGAGAACACTGGGAACGGAAGCACAATGCACGCTATGAGGTCGATGCAGACGGCAACCATGAAGGGCGAGAAATACTTGCGTGCCTTGTCGCACGTTTTCTTGAAGCCTCTGCTGGTGGTAGCCTCACCGTTCTCCTTGGCTTTCTTGATGCCGAAGAAGAGGTCAACCCCCATAGATACAACAAGAGCACCCATGCAGATGGCGATAATCAACGCCGACCTGTAAAGGTGCTCCTGTAGGAATGTATGAATTATCTCTGTCATATACCATTAAAAGTTTGATTAATGGTGACAAAGGTATATGATACGGAAATAGATTTTTCCCATAACACGACTACCCTCCGAACATATACCAAAATATCTTGTCGGTAGGATGGTTCGTGTCCTCATCATTGAGGAAACTCACCGACAAATCGGATATTTTCTTGGTAATGGACTCTTGGGTCTTAGACCACTTCTTAACCAAGTCGTAGTGGTTGGAGTAGATGAGATTCATGGTTACCGCAAAATCCCACACATTGTAGTCGGGTATCTGACAGGCAACCTTCTCGTACTCGGTCTTTACCTCCTCGTAGTCGATGAAGGGCGCATAGACTCGGTGGGTATCATCCACATAGTAATACATCTGGGCGATGCAGCCCCTCGCCGTACACTCATCGAAGTGGCTCACTCCGTTCTTGCAATACTGTATGTATCGGAAAGCGTTCTCCGTCTGGATGGCATCCAGTCCGCACTCTCCATTCTGTAACATTCTAAGAGCGTTTGAAACCTCGCTCACAAGCAATCTTGGCGAAACCATAAACGTAAAGTATTATTGTTAATATGATAATGATATGATGTCCTTCTAGCTGCTCTGGGGTGATGAGCCAATGCTGATAGTACAGGCGCACAGCGTTGATGCCGAAGAAATAAATGAACGGTATGCGAAACATCCAGCAATACTTGTAGAAGTAGGTGGCTGGCAGCATGGCTAGAGGCATATATATGTATGCCAAGGAATAGAGCCAGATAACACAGTTGCCGTTCTGCTCGGTGTCTAACACTATAGGGCGTGGCTGATTGCCATAGTCCCAAACTCCATACCAATGGGTGAGCATCAGTATGATAGGCATCCACTGGATGCCGAACTGGTAGAGAGCGAAAATGCGGCGGTCTAACCAATTGTTCTTCACTAGCAACCGAAAGTCTTCACTGGGTTGCTCATCTTTTACTTTCTTTTTCTTAAATGATAACTTCATAATCCAATTAATTTTAAAAAATTAAATTTTGAGCAAAAATAGCATCGAATTATAAGGGAAATGCGTTCCTAGAAAATGTTTCCAAATGCAAATATAAGAAAAATGTTACAAACCATAACCGATAAAGGAATATTTTTTAACTACTTTAACTGTAACAATTTGAAACTTTTCACTCTAATAATTTGGATAAGTTAAAAATAAAGCGTATCTTTGCAACATCTTAATAGCCAAAGGAGTATGGTAAAAAGAAATTTTGAACTGACTTGCAAGATGCGAGAAGACTTGATGGATGCTTATCGTGAGGTTTATACCAAGTGCCACTCTCAGCGAGAGGCATACATCAAGACCGTGACTCATGCCGCCCCCCGGTTCTACATTACCCCCAAGAGAGCCTACAATGCGCTGACGCTTATGGTGAAAGGCGACCTATCGGAAGTGGAGAGACTAGAGGAACCGAAGCAGAGGATGTACTTGGAGCTGTTTGAAAGAATGCAGCAAATGTCTCAGAGACAAGAATTTATAGGTAAATCGCTTCGCTTTATCTGCCAATTCTTGGTAGCGCAACCAGCCTCTGAGTTTTTTATCAGCGCAGATACATTCAAGGATATATTCACCTCAATGAAGAAGCATGGAAAAGAATATCGTTTCAAAGATACTAGGGCGAGCAGAAAGGCAAAGAAACTTGCTTGCTAAGGTGATTCTGAGCATGGTATGCTTGGCGTGCATCCCTTGGCACTTCGGTTTCTATGAGGGTTGTTCGTGGTGGAATCATCTGGCATATAGCTTCTTTCATGCCAACATCTTTCATCTTGCTATCAATCTGATAGTATTGTGGAGCATCAGAAACAAGATGAGACCGCTGAGGGCGTTGGGTGTTGGCATTTTAGCCAGCTATCTACCGATGTGGGTAACGGAGCCAACGATGGGGCTTTCGGGATTCCTCTTTGCGAGTTTCGGGCTGATGTGGGGCGAGACTGGGAGATGGAAGGATGCCTGTAAGAAGGCGATGCCATTTATCACTTGCACGATGATCGTGCCGAATGTGAATGGATGCTTGCATCTTTATGCTTTTTGGTTGGGATATTTTGCCGCCTTTGTCGGGCGTGGATTGAAATGTAATGTGCTTCATAAGGTTTAGAGTTTTTAAGTTGAAGGCGGCTACTCATTGCGAGCAGTCGCCTTCTTTTATTTGGAAAACACAGAAACGCCTAGTTTTGTCCTCTCAACAGGGAACGTCTGTTCTGAACGACAACGACCGAGCCTTGGAAGGAATCGCTTGCCTTGAAGTCGGTCAAGGTGTATTCGAAAGTGAAGTATGCCCACGGCTTGCCAAGGAGACTAGTTAGCTGGCACCAGTTCTGCCCCGCATTGTTATTGGCTAAAACCTTTAAGGTAAGTTTTCCTTGTGTTGTCTTACGAATGTTACGAATCTCTCGAAGACTCTTCAAAATCATCGAACTGCCCAGCTTCATCGGTCGAGTAATGATGGTGCCGCTATATAGATTCTCGTCTTCATTGATGTCTGGTTTGTCGGTCAAAGAATATACATTTCCGTCCTCATCCTGTATCAAGTTGTCAGGGTAATCATTGACTACTGCCTGAGCTATGATGCCGCTGTTATCCACGGCAAACGTATGGTCCACCATATTGTAGATGTACTGGTACGACTTATCCTT